GTGAGGCAGGCCCAGAGGCCGTAATACCATTGTCGAGGATGGGTCAAATGGGCGGCGGTATAAACATCACTGTTAACACTGGCGTAGGTGATCCGGTAGCAATTGGTAAAAGCATTGTGGACGCGCTTACCGCTTACAAGTCGCGCACAGGCTCACTGGCAAGCGTTCTGGCGTAACTATGGCATGGCCAACACCGAAAGTAAGTATCGCGTTTGATGACGGCCCATACGTTGCGTCACCAACGTGGACAGACATTACAGAGTATGTGTACTCTGCCAATGTTTCGCGTGGCAGGTCTGACGATTACAGCCCATTTATTGGCACAGCCCAAGTTGTCTTAAATAACAATTCTCGACTATTTGACCCGTTTAACACCGCTGGCACTTACTACGGCAAACTGTTACCACGCCGCCAAATCAAAATTGAGGGCATAAGCAACAGCGTCACTTACAGCGTGTTTAGAGGGTTTGTGGATGGTTTCCCAGCTGCATGGGATCAAGCAGGAAAGTTTGCTACTACCACGTTGTCATGTTTTGATGGCATCAGTTTGCTCTCACAAGACTTGTTGCCAGATTATGTGTACAACCACACAATTGCGTTGTCACCAACCAATTATTGGCGTTGCAACGATGGGCAGGCAAGCACCACTATTACTGACGTAGTAGAGGGATATACAATGTCAGCAATAAATAACGTTTATTATCGTTTAGGCCCACAAGTTTCTACTGCGTTAGCAAGTCCGTCAATTAGCACAGGTGACAGCCAATACAGCACAACCAAACCTGTTAGAGAGCCAACAGTTGGCGATGTGACAATGAGTGGCTGGTATTCGCCAACACAATCATTAACACTCTCAAACATGGGAATTAGTAAAAACGACGGTTTAAGTGCTTTGTTTGTTGGTTTGAATAGCGGAAGCATTACAGCTACCGCTGGCAATGTTTTTACCACAAGCACTCGATCAAGCACATCCGCAAACTATTCAATAAACGACCCTGCAGTATTTATCACAGTAACTTATGTTAAATCAACTGGTGTTGTGTCTTTATACATAAACGGCATAGCGCAAACTGGTGCATCGTCAACCTCATTTACAACTGGTGTTTACACGCCAATTAACTTTGCTTTTCTAATCCGTACCATTGCTCAAGAGTTCAGCATTATTGGTCGTGCCATTAGCGCAGCAGAAGCATTAGCGCTCTACAACGTAAACAACAACAACATTACTGAAACGTCAGCGGCGCGTATGACTCGACTACTTGCTTACACGTCTTGGGATGCGTCACTACAAAGCATTACTGCATCACCTGTAGCAACGGTAGGTGGGCTATCTACACCGGGTAGCAACCTTGTAGCCGAAATGCAGTTAGTCAACAATTCAGAGAACGGCGATCTGTTTGTGACGCGTGCCGGCGTAATCAAATTTACTGACCGCAATTATGTGTACACGAACACGACAAGCAACACTAGTCAAGCAACGTTTGCTGCAGGGTCTATACCGTTTGAGCCGTCCGTACAGATCAATTATGACGCTGCAGCGATCCGCAACGACATCACGGTGACGTTTACTGGTGGCGGCCAGACATCAACCACGAACACAGCAAGCGTTACCGCTTATGGCACAAACGCCATGAACACACAAACACAACTATCCACACAAGCCCAAGCGGTCACATTGGCTGCATATGAGGCAACCGTAAACGGACAGCTGCTCACCAACATCTCACCACTATCGGTTGGCGTTACAGCGCAAACGGCTGACTGGACTACGTTGCTGCAACTTGATTTGCTAGATCGTTACACGCTGACAGTGCAACCGCCATCTGGTAACAGCATCAGTCAAACAGAGTTGATTAACAGGATCGAGCATCGAATTGTGCCGGGCCAGTGGCAAATGACTATTGATGGATCAGCGCGTTACACGGCTTGGTTCATCCTTGACAAGTCCACACTCAACGGCCCAGATTTACTACAGTAGGGAGAACTTATGGCTGTCAAAACGTTTACTACAGAGGTGCTGACCAGCGCAGATACCAACACATATTTGGCTAACAGCGGTTTAGTGTATGTCACTAGCGCAACCGTTGGCACGGGTGTATCTAGCGTTACCGTTAGTAGTGCTTTTAATAGCACTTACGACGCTTACAAAATTGTTGCAACTGGAGTTGCAATTAACACTGGAGCAGGCAATAGCACTAGTCTGCAATTAACAGGATTGACTACTGGATATTATGCTGCAATCGTTTATTGTCTTTGGTCTAGCACAACCGTTGTTGGCTCAACCGACAATAATCAAGCCGCTTGGAACTTTGCAGGAAGTCATAGCACTGACGGTTTAGTTTTAAATTGCGACATAGTAAATCCATTTCTTGCAATACCAACAACTTTAAATAACGGTTCGTATGCTTCTCACTTGGGTGGTTCGGTAAACGGAAAACAAACCTCAAGTACGTCAACAAGTGGTTTTACAGTTACTACACCTGGTTCAACCATGACTGGCGGCAAAATTACCGTTTACGGATACCGAAAGGCGTAACAAATGAGCAACACAGAACCGATACTTGGCACATTTCACGATGCGATAACTGGCGAAACGATCACACGGGAATTGACGGAACAAGAGATTGCTTTGCTGCCTGAACCATCGGAATTGATACTTGGAGAACAACTACCTGTTGATGTTGTAGATGAACCTGTTGCAGAGGAACTTGAACCTGTTGATGAGGAATAATGCGTTGGCTGGTTTTTGCGCCTGTGGCATTTTTGGCGTTGTTTGCGCCTACTGCTAACGCTGAACCGATACAAGGATTACAAACCACCTATTACACGATTGATTCTGTACCACCTACACGGGCAGATCACATCTATACCGAATGTGGTAGTGAAGTGGAAAACAATATTAACCGTTCGTATGACGGTGAACCATATTTGGATTGCACAAACGATTTGTTTATGGTGCATATGACAGGGTTCATTACGATTCCTGAGCATCAGACGATTGAGTTTTGGTTGGCTTCCGATGACGGTGGCACAATCAACATCGGTGGTAATGAGTGGGGGAACTGGTCTGATCAGGGTTGCACTTGGATGGAGTCAGGACAGATAGACATTAGTGCAGGCAGCCAGCCACTTGATCTTTGGATGTACGAAAACGGTGGTGGCACTTGCGTAATGTTGGCATGGAATATCAACAATCAGGGATGGTCAATAGTTCCTGATGAAGCGTTTACAACTACAGGTATCCCAACAGATACCACCACAACTATTGAGGAGACAACTACAACATGGGAATCCACAACAACATCCACGATCCAGCAGATGATCACTTCTACTATTGCACCATCTACGACTGTGACTGCGACAAGCGAACCGACTACTACGACACTTCAAACAACTACGACAGAAGCAGCAACAACTACCCTGCCAGCAGAAGTTGAAACAACAACTACGAGCGAGGCTTTACCTGTAGAAACGACTTTGCCCACCACCCAATCAACAGAAGTTGAAGCATCGCCTTCAACGGTGTCTCCAGCAACCACAGTCCAAAAAGCACCAGCAACGACATCCCCTGATACTACCGTTACGCTAGATACGCTCCCAGAGCCTTCTACGAGCCTCCCTAACGCCACAGAAACCTCAACAACGGTAAACCTACCCCCGACAACTTTCCCTGCTAGCGAGGCTCTGTTGCCTACTTTGTCTGACGAAGCATTTGTGGCTGTCTTACAAGATTTGCAGGATGCGTTACCTGATCAGATAACAGCGATTGTGACCACATTATTGAACACGGAAGTTACGAGCGAGCAGGCTGTTGAAGTTGTTTCCAGTTCCGAAGTGTTGGAATCCATTTCTGGTGAGCAGGCACAAGAATTGTTTGATGCTGTAGATCAAAGTGCTTTGACAGTTGAGCAGCAGATAGACATTGTTGCAGCCGTGCAAGACGCACCGACAGCAGTGAAAGAAGCGTTTGAGAACGAGATAAATATCTTTGGTGGCGAAGGCTTTGATGACTATGTGCCAGTTGGCTCAAATGTGAATGTGGCTGTTAGACGCACAATTATTGTGGGTACTACAATCCTTGTGGCAATGCCATCACCAGTAGTCAGGCGCAACAGTTAATGAAAAATTATCTTGTAGAAAATGTTTGGGTTTGGGCTGGCACAGGTTTAGTGCTGCTTACCCTTTCAGGAACTACTTTGCGCCAAGCATTATGGATTACCTGTTTAACGGTAGTGGTACATTCGTTAGCAACATATCTCAAGAAAGGCGATGATCAATGAAAAAGGTTCAAGATATTGCAGGCAGAATTGTTGCCTTGTTTCTCACTAACGCACTCGGAGTTATTACTGGCGCAGCCGTAATCGCACCTGATCTAGAGGTTTGGAAGTCGGCGTGTATCGCTGGCGCTGTTTCCGTGTTCAAAGTGGTTGAGTCACTTGCAAAAGCATCTATTGATGGCACACTTTCTAAAGAGGAAATTGATGCAGCGTTCGGTGCTACACCTAAAAAGATCGCTAGCAAAAGGGCTGCTGCTAAATGAGTTTGTTGCCAATACATAAAATTGTTTTGCCATCAAACTTGGTTGGTGTTCCAGCAGGGAAGTTGCCTTCAACAATGTTGCTCAAAGTTGCTGGTGGAGGTTTCCTACATCCGAAAGCAGCGAAAGCATGGAACGCACTTGTCGCTAAAGCAGCAGCAGACGGTATTGAGTTGAAACCAACTAGCGCAGGAGATTTGTATCGTTCATACGATGTGCAGAAGCGTGGCTTTTTAACTCGCTATCAACTTGAACCTATTGAGGGTGCAAAGACACGCAAGTTTGAAGGCAAAGTTTGGTATCTAAAAAAAGGTAACGCACCGTTAGCAGCCCCAGGAACTTCCAACCATAATTTAGGTATCGCTATTGATGTTGCTAATGCGAGTGGAAAAGTTTTGGAATGGATGAAAGCCAACATTGAGGCTTACGGTTTCAGTTGGGAACTACAAGAGGAAGCGTGGCATATCCGTCTAGTTTGTGGCGATAATCTGCCTGCTGTAGTTACAGGGGCATAACATGGATATGGGGTTGGCTGCTATTTTGGTTGCTTTGATTACAACCATCGGTGGCATTGTCGTTGGATATATGCAATCATTTAAGAAGGAAACATTAAGCGCAAGAGTAGAGAACAGGACAGATCACGCAGTTGTGCAAGCACAGTTACGGATGCTGCATAAAAGTGTGGACAGAGTTGGTGACAGGTTAGAAACACATATTGACGGACACAGAGAAGGTGGACAAAATGGGCAAGTTATTGGAGCAAATCCAAACTGAAAAACCTAAAAGCGCTGGCGCAAAGTCACGCATACAAAGCATTCTTGACAGCATGACACCAGAGGATCGTGATGATCTTTTGGAAGCGTTAATGGACACAACAATCCAGACAGCCGTTATTCGTAATGTGTTGGCGCAGCGTGGATACAAGATGGCGCATTCAACTGTTGGTTGCTTCCGAAGGGATTTGGCTAATGGCGTTGCGTGACGAAATTGATCAAGCCAAAATTGTAGAGATTGATGTTGATGTGGTGCGTGTACGCAAGCAGCGTGACCAGTTAGCAAACCAGAACGCACGACTACTTTCAAAGGTTGAGGAACTTGAGCGCACTTTGTCGGTGGTTGATATGGCTGAAGGAACAGCGATACAGCCTCCGATGTGGCTTGCACCTGTAAAACCTAAAAGCAGTGCAGGCACACTTGTAGTCATGTTGTCGGACACACACTTTGATGAAGTGGTGAACCCTGATGAGATGGAAGGGTTGAACGCCTACAACCGTGAGATCGCTGTGATGCGTTTAGAGCGTTGGACACAGAATGTGATCAAAATGGCACGCCATTATCTTTCTGGTGTTTCATATGATGGTGTTGTAATCATTCTTGGTGGAGACATTTTTACAGGGGATATCCACGAGGAGTTGGCTCTTACGAACGAGGACACGATGATTGGGTCGTTGCTTTTTTGGTCTGAACAGGTCGCAGCAGCAATTCAGTTGCTTACTGATGAGTTCAAGAAATGTCATGTCGTTTCTGTTGTGGGTAATCATGGGCGTACTACTAGGAAGCCTCGGATGAAGCAGCGTGTCAGAACCAACTTTGATTGGCTGATAGCAAAAATGATTGAACGCCATTTCACAAAAGATAAACGGGTCACTTTTAGTATCCCAGAGTCGGCTGATGCCTTAATCAATATTTACCAGCACGGGCATTTGATTACGCACGGCGATCAGGTTTCTGGTGGTTCAGGTTGGGGTGGGATCTACTCACCGATCATGCGTATGCGTTCACGGAAAGAGGCACGCTATTTGGCTACAGGTAAATCGTTTCAAACAATGTGGCTAGGTCACTGGCATCAATACATAAGCACACCAAAGATGGTGGTCAATGGAACGATGAAAGGTTTTGATGAGTACGCATTGTTGATGGGCTTCGGTTATGAACAACCACAGCAAGCGTTGGCTTTGGTGACACCTGAAAAGAACATTACGATTCAAGCACCCGTGTTTTTTGTTGATCGCAAAAAGGAAAACTGGTGATGACAAGTTTTGTGGAAGTTGTTTGGCATGATGCGCACGCAGATACAAACACTTGGATTGACATTACAGAAATTAATTGCGATCCTTGTGTAGTGGTGTCGGTAGGTATTTTGTTGCCTGAAACAAAACCTAATCACATTGTTTTGGCACAGTCGCAAAATAGTTTTGATCAGTTGGATTGTGTGTTGGCTATTCCTGTTGCGATGGTTAAGAGTATGCGTGCAATTTTTGCTGGTGGACTGGACAGGGTTTGATCTGTAAGGTGTTTCGTGTTGCGCTATGTTCTCCTTCTCCGTAGCGTGACAGTGGATTGAGCAGCCCTGTTTCTGATCAAATGGGGCTGCTCTCCATAACCATTTGAAATGGTCTAAATATTTTTTTAATATTTTTTTTTGCCGTTGTGGCATTGAGTTTGATTGCGTATTTTTGGATAGTTTGCAATTCAATGGTTTGACAATCTGCTAAACTATGTCTATCGGATAAAAACAACCGATAACCCTGAGGAGGGATAATGACAAAGCAAGTCAGATGGAAATGTGCAATTTGTGATCATGGATTACTTGCACCAACAAAGCCACGCAAGAATGATGTGCGCCGATATTGTTTGCCGTGTTCTGGTAAAACAGGAAAACTTGTGGAACGCATTTCACCAACATTGGAAAAGCAACGCACAGTTAAAAGTGAGCAACGCAAAGTCAAAGTGCAACAGTTGAATGACAAAAAGAAAGTGGTGCGTGATAAAAAATCTGTTGTCCTAAAACGAAATGCAGCAATCCAAAAAGAAGGTGAGCGTGTTTGGAAATTGATGTACGCATGGCATAAAGGTAAGCCGATGCCTAAAATAAATATCGTTAACGCACGAAATCAACTTGGTGCAGGTCACGCAACTTATTGGAGGAATGAGATCCAAGTGAATGTGAACCTCAAACAAACTGAGCGATCAAGTCAATGGACTTGGCATGTGTTGGCACATGAGTTGGCTCATTGTGCGTGTCCACCTGTTCGCACAAATGGTAAGAGGGATGTTCACCATAAAGAGTTTTACAAAGCGTTGAAGCACGCTTGCGAGAAGCGTTGGAATGTGTCTGTGTCTTTTGCTGAGGTGCGTGGAGAACAATACGGGTACGCTGTTGATCACATTATTAATGCCCAAGTTTTAGATAAAGTCAAGTTCAGGGTTGCAAGTATTCGCTAGAACCCTTGCTGGCATAGGCAAACAAAAGACTTGCAATTAGTCGCTACATAGGTAATGATGAAGGTATCAAGCAAACCCTGAGGAGGGATTATGGAAAAGTCAGAGAATCAAAAAGCAATCAGTCAGTTGATGGAGGCTTGGAATCAAGTAGAAAAAGCAGCCCGACTTTCTGGTATGGATGAAAAAGCAGCAGCAAGATTTACTTCTGCACAGTTGGATAAATGGCTTTACGACATTAAGTGGGAGGTGAAATCATGAACGCTCTTGATCAAGTTACTGAAGCGATAGCAACTTACGGCAGACCATTGTGGGCTGCACATATCCCATACCAAACACGCCAGCAAGTACCAACTGAAAAGATTGGTGAACTACTAGCCAAAGCACATCGCTCACCTGACAGCGTTACGAGAGCCGACCTTTATGGTGACTTAAAAGTATGGTGCGCACAGAATGTGTACGCCGAAGTTACTGTGCCAATGTTGGCTACCGTTTCAGGTTTGTCAAAGCCTTCGGTACGCAAGTTCATTGATGATCATGGCGATATGTTTAAGAAGGTGGAGAAGCGCAGTTGGGAAGTGAGAGATCCTAAATCGGATCGGGCGTTAGACAAAAAATAACTCTGTTACACCCCTAAGTAATAGTTGAGATCAGACAACAACAAGAAAGAAGGAACAGATGAAGGTACTAGCGAAAGAGAAGCACGGAAGCAAAGATTGGCTACTTGCACGATGGAAGGATGAGAACGGTAACTGCGTTTTTGGTGCATCCGACATACCAGTGTTGATGGGTGCAAGCCCATACAAAACTCGTGGAGAGTTGTTTGCAGATAAATTAAATGAACCTGTAGAGCAGCCTTCCAACGCTGTCTTTGATCGTGGCAACATTTTGGAAACACCATTGATAGTTAATGCATCAAACAAGTTGGGTGTAGGTATCTTTACACCTGATTGGATTTATCGTAACGGGCGTTTGTCTATCAGTCTTGATGGTGTGGATAACGCATTAAATCCAACAGTCGTTGTGGAAGCAAAGACAACTACTCGGTACAGCATTTATGATTCTGGTGATCTGCCTGAGGAGTGGCTGTGGCAAGGTTGGGCACAGCAAGCAGTGTTAGATGTGCCTGTTTGGTTCAGTGTTCTGGATCGTGATATGCGTTTGAGTGTTGTGAAGTTGCCAGAGAATCCGTTGGCTGTTGATAGTTTAATTTTGGAGTCAGAAATCTTTGGTGATTGGGTTGACACAAACACGCCACCTATGGATGAGATCAACAACTTTAGTGCTGATGATATTGCACGCATATTTCAAGTGAAGCCAACTAGCATTGAGTTGCCTGAGGGTGCAATAGATTGGGTGCATCAATTAGAGGAAGCCCGTGCATTAGCGAAGCAGGCTGCTGAGTTGGAGTCCAAAGCAAAAGATGCTCTTGCACAAATAATGTTGGGCAACGATGTTGGTACTTGGCAAGGTGAACAAATAGTTTCGTGGAAACAGCAAGCAGGAAAAGAATCGTTTGATGCTGCACGAATAAAACTAGAACATCCAGATCTAGTAAAGCAATACATGAAGCAAGGAAACCCATATCGTGTGATGAGAACACACAGAAAGAAGGCAAAGTAATGAGTGAGGAACTAGAAACACAAATGTTGAAAGCAGTATTGGAGCAGTATGCAATTCCTGATCCAAAGATTGTTGGCACTATTCCACGCAACGGAATTAATCTGGCTTATGTGAGTCACGCAGACATCACAAAAATCCTCATTGAAGTTGATCCAAATTGGAATTGGCAACCTGTCGCTTGGGATAATGGGAGACCTGCTATCCATGTTGAGAATGGCACAGCAACTATGTGGGCAACACTTACGCTGTTGGGCAAATCTTTGTTAGGTGTTGGTTCGGTGCGTGCTGACAAACAAGACTTGGATAAAGAGTTGATCGGAGATTTTTTGCGTAACGCTTCTATGCGTTTTGGTATTGCATTAAGTTTGTGGAGCAAACAAGATTGGTCTGACAACACAACGATTGTTCGCACTGCAGAAGTGAAGCGTTCAATGCAAAATCATCCAGCAGCACAGTCTGTTGATGATCGTGAGATTACGCCTGCTGAAGTAGCAGAAATCTTTGGTGGTGCAGTTGTTACACAAGCAGTGATTACACCAATTAAAGCAGCCGTAACAGGTGGGTTGATCTCTGAGAAACAAAAAGGTTTGATCAGCAAACTTGCGAAAGAAAAAGTTGATGGAGATGTCACACCAATATTGAAACAGCAGTTCAAAAAAACTTCGGTTAATGAACTGACTACTAAAGAAGGTTCAGCGTTAATCAAACTTTTGATGGAAGCAACAGTTGGCAAACCAGTTGTTCTGCCTGATGAGGAAGCCTTTTGAGGCGAGATCATTGGCGTGAAGATGCGTTGTGTTTAGGGTTGGACTCTAGAGTGTTCTTTCCTGAATACAACGCATTTGAGTCTCGTTGGGATGAAGCAAAAACAATTTGTTTGTTATGTCCTGTACGCCAACAATGTTTAGATTTAGTGATCGGTTTAGATGAGGACTGTGATCGGTGGGGTGTGTTTGGTGGTATGACACCAGCACAACGCAGAGTTCACCGTGACGAATTGAGGCGCAGATGAAATCTGTTGGACAGCCTTTGGCTGATTGCGATTGTGTATTACAAAAAATTGTTAAAGAAACAAGATGTGGAAAAACGGAGGACGATGATGAGTAGGTACAACAGTAATTGGGGTAGTCATGATCAGTTACAGGATTTACGAAAACAAAATATGGTGTTACTTAGAGAGATTGATAAATGGCGTGGCTTAGCAACAATGATGAGTCACTTTGATATTTGTATTAAAGCAAGAATAAGTTGCAATATTTGTGCAGAAGCACGCCAAGCGTATGTGGAGGCATTAACAAAATGAGTGAGCAAATTAAATTGGAACGCACCGAAAGTGGTGGGATGATTACATATATCCCTACGGGTCGTGTCTCATACACGATTGACGAATACAAAAATATGGAATTAGATCGTGATAACTGGAAACGCATTGCGATTGATCTTGTGGAAGCAAACTATGAACAGGATGCACGGCAGATGAATAAAGCGATTGCAAACTTTGAGGGTTACAACTGGTCTGCTAATGGATGAGCGCAAAGGCGAATGTCAAGGTAATCAAGAGAAATGCAATCTCACTGGATGCCCTAAGTTCGGTGCGCTTGGCAGACCTGCTCGTGATGGGTTACGCCGTGTAAAGGGTTG